AGGCCAGCCCAATCTCTGACGGTGACCTTCTTTTTCGTGAAGTCTTCAACGGCAAGAGCCAATCGAAGAGAGGGTATCGACCTGCCAGACTCCAAGTCTCTCAAGTAAGGCACTGAAATGCTGAGACCGTTCTGCATCAGTGTCTCATTAATCCACTTGCAGAATCCAAATCGACTGTTGAATGCAGGTTGACTCTCTCGATACGATCGAATGTCCATAAAAAATCCAGTCAGAAAATGTCCGATTGATGTGATGTAAATAGCATCACATCGTGATACTCTACAGTCAAGCAAAGGAACAGACTACTAATGAACGACAATTTACCAACTATAGGTAGCAGCAGTGTAGGCGCAATCTTGGGACTCTCACCATGGAGTAGTCCATGGGATGTATGGGCAAGATCACATGGGCTCACTGAAAGCTCGTCCTCAGCCGCCACACAGAGAGGTCACATTCTCGAACCAGCAATTGGGGCACACTACGCGCACCTAAACAACGTCATGATCAAAAAGGGACCAGAATACGAGGCCGAACCATTGATCGGTCCTGAATCATGGATGCATGCTCGGCCCGACTTCTTTGTGGATTCTGAACAGGGCAAGTGGTTGCTGGAGATTAAATCTACTCGCAAGTTCGATCATAAGTGGGGAGTTTCAGGGGGTAACGGAGTTCCACCGTACTACGCTGCTCAGTGCATTTGGCAGATGGCAGTTACCGATGACGACCGTTGTGACTTGGCCGCTTTCGCCACAATGAACGACGAGTACCGATCCTTCATCATACATCGAGACTCCGACGTTGAAAGCAAAATGATTGACTATGTCAGGGAATGGTATGACCGCCACATCCGAGGCGGAACACCTCCAGAAATCGATGGCTCAACCTCTTGTTCCCGTTCACTGGCTAAATTGTTCGAGCAAGAATCAAAAGAGTTTATCGAGCCATCAGAATCGCATCTCGATCTTGCCCAACAGTTGCGACAAGTTCGAGCGCAATGCGCCGAGCTTGATGACAAAAAAAGACTCCTCGAAAACAAAATCAAAGAAGAAATAGGCACCGCGTATGGTATCAGTGGTGTAGCGACGTGGTCTCAGAGCAAGCCACGTAGTCGATTTGATCGGGCTTCATTCGAGTCTGATCACCCAGAACTTGCCAAGAGTTACGTTAAGCTTGGCGAACCAACAAGAACATTCAGGTTTCAATACACAGGAGAATCCAAATGAGCAACGCACTTCACCCAGCACATCACTTTCGCAACGTCGTAGAGTCTAAAGCATCTGACTTCCTCCAAGCAATGGCAGGTACGGAAGAAGGTGCAAAGGCAGCAGGACGAGTCGCACTGGCATTCCGTCAGGCTGCTCAGACTAACGATAGACTCTACGGTTGTGACCCAGCATCGGTAGCGCAGGCCGTAGCCTTGTCTGCCATGACTGGTCTTATGCCCGGTGGACCACTGCCAGATGTATACCTTCTGCCTCGCGGAAAGAGTCTGCAATGGCAAGTATCGCACCGAGGGTTTTCAAAACTCGCTGCTCGCAGCGGTGTACGTCTCCGTACTAAGGCAGTCTTCGAAAGCGACACATTTCACGTAATCGAGGGAACAGAGCCAAAGCTGGAGCACGTTCCTGACCTCTCGGCATCGCAGTCATGGGACACACTCATCGCCGTGTATGTCGTTGCGCACTACAAAGATGGAAGCAAAGACTTCGTTGTCATACGCAAAGCCGACATCGAAAAGCGTAGGGCAAATTCAGATGCTTACAAGCGCAATGCAAAACAATCCCCATGGGGTCAATGGCCAATCGAGATGGCTCTAAAGACGGGCCTTCGGTATGCGTTTGCTCGTGGCATCGTTTCAATGGATGATACAACGACGAGTGCATATGAACACGATGGTATTCAGGATGCACCTTCTGAAGACATCAAAGTTGTTGATATGAACGAAGTCCCAGAGATGAACACTATGAACGTCTTGTCTGATCAGTTGGATGAACTTGTTCAACAAACAGATAAAGAAGAAACACTGATTGAAGACTAAGGAGCAGCATGGCTCGTGATTACAAGAAAGAGTACAAAACGTACCACAGCAAGCCTGAACAAAAAAAAAGGCGTGCTGGTCGTAATCGTGCTCGACGAATCATGACCATGTTGAAACGAGTTAAGAAAGGCGACGGTAAAGATGTCCATCACAAAGATGGAAACCCTGAAAATAACTCAAAGAAAAATCTGCGAGTTGAAAGTAAAAAAACAAATCGTTCACGTAAGTAAAGGAGAACGTAATGAGTCTATTTGAAGAAGCGAAGAAAGCTAAGAATCCATTCGGTGAGCGAGCTAAAACACAATCCAAAGACAACGAAAATCCGATGATCAATCAAACATCGCTTCTATTGCGAGTGTTGAACGAGGTTTTCGATGAACAAAAGTTGTCTGAAGATAATGCCGCAAATTGCGAAGGCTATCGCACTCGACTTGGAGACACCTCTTGGCCGCTTCATAACCTTCAGGGCAAAGTCACTGAGCCTACATGGGCAAACATGTTGAACGCAACAATCGCAGGCATGGCAAAAACCATTCGCAACAGTCAGCCAAATGGCGAGTGGAAGATGTTGAACTATGAGACCAAGATTGACCACGACGCTGATAAAATCGAACGTGTGTATTTGGTGATCAAGTTCGTGGATGTTGATAACTCCGAAGACTTGAGCTACCGAAACGGTGTACCAGTCACCACTACTGTCAACGTGCAAACAAACCCAGTTCCTCAAGAGGTTTTGGACGCATTGACGAACCGTCAAACCGACGATTCACGTTTGGCTGGAATGATCGAGCAATTGGTTACTGCTCTCGTGGATAAATCAAATACAACTGCTACAGTCCAAACTGATGCGGTGACGGGAGACCCAGAGCCTGAACCCGTCGTTTTCAACGACTAAATACGATGCCGTTGTACCAATACGTTTGTGAAGACTGTGGTGCAAAGAAAGAAATACTGCAAGCATTTGGGGATCCGAGCCCCACTTGCTTGCAGTGTCTTTCTGAAATGACGCGAAAGATAAGCGCAACTAATTTTTCGCTGAAAGGTTCTGGTTGGGCCAAAGACAACTATGGATTGAAAAAAGATGGCTGATCATTCTTTAGACGACATCGTACATTCGATTCAATCAGCAGTTATAGCGGCCACGGATATTGCTGAACGTCATGAACTTGACTCAATCACCAATCAAGAGTTCTGGGAGTTGAAACTCGATGAACAGGGTGAACCGATTACAGATGACGACGGAAGACACATATATGCACCTCGTATGGTCGTCATGGAAATCCCAACATGGGAAGATGGAGTACTGGTACACAAGAGAGTTCCGGTCCCCCTCCAATCGCTCACGACGGGTCAAAGCCTGCGTGTGGATACGCTTGAAGTTGAGATGTCTGTTGAGATCTCTGGGCTTACGTCGGACAAGAAGAAAGGCAAACTTATGGTTCGGCCTTGTGCCAACACGCCTTCGTGGTTCAAAAAAGAGAACAATGCTGCTAAGGTAAAGCTGATCTTCAAGGGCAGTGAGCCCCCAGAAGGTTATGCAAGAATCGATGACCAGCTAATAAAGCTGATTCCGTAGGAGTGAACAGTGGCAGATCAACTCGTAAAGATGTCGGACCAGTTTGGTGGTCTCCCAATGGACCAACTGATTGGTGGTCCACTTAAGGCCGCCTGTAGCGCCCAGACGTTGCTTGCCAAGGCTTCCAGCGACTTCATCAAGGACGTTGGTCTGAACACCGACGCAAGCGGCAATATGGCCGCACGCACGGTCGATTTCAGCTTTAATCGGCCTACGACGGGTGCTGATGGCAACGCATCAATGGAAAAGGTGGACCTTCAGGTTCCATTGCTCGCCATTATCAACACACCAAGCTTGTCGGTCAAAGAGGCTGAAGTTCGATTCACGATGGAGGTCAAATCTTCTACATCGAGCAAGACAACCTCGGACAGCAAAGCCGACCTGACTGCTAAAGCAAAGTACAACGCTGGACTGTTTAGCTGCGAGGTTACGGTTCATGGGTCTGTCGCCAACCACAGCGAGAACACCCGCGCATCTGACAATAGCGCAAAGTACGACGTAAAGGTGGTCGCTCGGGACGATGGTCCGCCCGAAGGACTTATGAAGGTTCTCGATATGTTGAACGACGCGATTGCACCGTCGCCGACTCCAGCATCATCAGGCAAGAAGTAAAGTCCACCTGACCCCCCACCCACATCGTCTGTTCCCATCTCGGGGCATGAGTATGGGCGATTCCTACC